CGTGCCTAGCTCACGGTGTAGATACGCAGCCAGTTCAGAGAAATAAAATGTATCTCCAAAATTCCATTTGTCAATTGAGAAGTAGGTGTTCATGGCCGCAACCACACTACTTTTGATTTCGCTTGTGCTGGCTGTAGATCCCTGAGCACGAATTACTTTGATGGTACCACGCAGATTGGCATCTGCTTTGATTCCAAACAAGGGTTTAAATATCACCGAATTCAAAATAATATTGTCGCTCAACATTTTGTACTCTTGTAGTCCTTGATATTCAGTTGACAATTGATCAATGGTAGGAACCAAGGGCTCAACTATGGTGCCTGTGGTATCGCGTATCCAGTTCTGATAGGCAGTGTAGTAACTCAATGTTACCACATATAAATCAATGATGTTGGTTGTGCCTGGATCAATTCTTGAAGTCAATGGTGCATTGTGACGATATTGAAAATACAAACTTTGACGACCAATTCTAGCAATCCATTCGTCAGTGACGTTGATTAGGGTTCTGGCTCCAGTCACTGTGATTGACAACTGATAAAATTCTTGAGTGGAATAGGCGTAGAACACTTGACCAGGTGACCAGGCACTTTTTTGTAATTCAATTGCAGCAAGCGTGGCATAGTCGCTGGTAACTATACCAGGCTCTACCAACAGATATCTTTGCAAATTGTCAAAGTCCACTGTTTTCTGTAGATAGATATATTTTTGGGTGGAATTCACCGTTGGGGCTACAATTTCACTAAAGAAGTCTGGATTGTCTGGCACTCCATCGTTGTCGCTGTCACGATATCCTACCAAGACCTGAAAATCGTCAACGTAGCCATCGCTCTCTACTGGTTGTCCTGTAATGGTCATGAAGATATCGCCAGGTAGATGATCTGTAGAATCTGGCTGAGTGTTGACTGCCAGCACATTGATAAAGTCCTTGATCACTGAGCCTGTGCGACTGTCATATATTTGGCCACCATCATAAAAGAAAAACCTTGTGCTCAATACTGATCCAAAATAGTAGGCTAGACCACGGAAGGTGGTTGTATAATTTTGATTTTGCACAACAAATTGTATCAACCATGATGCATCAAGATTGGCACCTGAGCTGTTGCCAGCATATTGTTGGCTCCAAGAGGAATCTTGTGCAAGATTGGTGCTGGTAATTAAATACCATGAGTACGGTGTACCAGTAATATCACCGTCGTTATCATAGCCAAGACCAAAGTTGCGATTCAACAACATCTGTTCAGCAATGCTTTGCTCTATAGCAACAGGTATATCGGTCACAAACAAAGGAATTATTGTGTCAACCAAGGCACCTGTTGGCACAAAATTGTTGAGTGCAACTGGTCCTGCTCCGGAAGGTAAGTTGCCTAATCCATTATTGTAACCCGAGCCTTCAATGCCGATAGGGCTGGCCCAAATTTGCAAAGTTTGATCTGCGGATGTTGGCACTCCTGTTTGTAATTTGTTGTTTTTGTCAAAATATTGACCTGCCGGTGGTACAAATTTTATCAAACTACCCACAGCAACATATTTGAATGCTGTGGTCGTGGTTGGTCCCACTGGAATAGGTGATCCTGTGGGAAATGTTACTGAATACACTGCGTTCTTGAAATAGCCTGTGGTTTCATTGGCCAGAGTGGTGCTTTGTGTCCACGACGCTCCAGTTACCCATGTTGTGCCGCCGTATGTGGGCAATGTGCTGGAAGTAACTCTAGGGAAGTTTTCATAATAAAACTGTCTCATTGTGGCTATACCAACAGCAGGTTGTACCTGATTGGTCACAAAGTCAGCAATTTCGTTACGGTTGGTAAATGTGAACAAAATGGTAGGAAGAATATTTTGTTCCCATAATCCACCATCAGCGCCAAAACTGTTGGTGCTGGAATATTTTCCTGTGTTGTCCACAAGGTCAAGATAACGACTGGTACCAATTGAAGCACGATTTAAGGCCTTGCTTTTTACAATGGAGTTGTATTGTGTGTAAGGAAAGAGATTGTAATCTTCACCGTTGACCATGCGATCTTGTGTGTAGTATCTAGCAGGAGCACGTTGTTTGATTTGATCAATAGTTTCACGTGCTTGGCTATTGCTGACTGGTTGAGTGATACCACAGGTAAATGTTATAGTTTCAAGATTGCCAGCACGACTGATATAACTGATGGGAATAGTCACACTTTGCATTTCTTCAGGATTGATAATGTATTGCAATCCGTTAGAAGCACGTACATAGGCGCGGAATGTGCCCACTGGAATTTCTGAGAACACCCCGTCGCCAAACACCATGGTTATTTGATCGTTTGTGCGTGATGTCACTGAATAGATTGGCCGCAGGGTTGTGCCCACTTGCTCTGCTGCCGCTGAATAAATGTTTTCTGTATATTCCCATTCGCGATTTATATTGCCCACATTGTCGAGCTGGAACAACCAACGGTCTTCGTTGTTGATTCCTTCAATATTGATATTGACTGTGCGGTTGGTGACTTTTTCAGCCAAGTTAAAATCTTGATTTTGTAGAACACCTTGTTTGAACATGAAGAAGTAACCGGTGTTGGCAGACTGAAAACCCAATTGGTCGTTGCGGAACAACACATTGAATGGCCGGTTGGCCTGCGGACTTGGCTCATACAAATATGTTTCACCCACTGAAGTAGATGTCATGGCCTCAAAAGGCATACTTACTCCATCAACTGTGGCAGTGTACGGCACAATAGGCAAGAATCCTGGCACAAGGTTGATACTGTATTCGTTGGTATCCACACCTAAAATAGTTTGTCTATTGCCCGGACGTCCAACTCGTTGTGTGTCTACCAGACTGGCATTGATAATGGCTGTGAATTGTTCTTGCCAGTCTGGATTGGTTTGATCCGCCCAGTTCACTGTGAGATTGGAAAGATTGATACCTTGGTAATCCACAACATTTTCTGTGGTGCTGATTGAAAAAACTTTGAGCAGACCCTGGGCCGCGGTATTACGTTTGGCTGTGTAACTGACCAAGTTGGCCAATCTGACCACACTGTCGCGGCGTTCGGCTGTGTCTAAGTAATTTTCACGAGTGTTGAGATCTGTACGAAAGGCCAGTGCTTGGCCCATGAATGCAATAACATCCAATAAGGCAATGTACTCTGAAGATTCAATGTAATCATTGAATGTTTCAGGATAGTACAGGCGTAAGTAGTCCACAAAACTCTTGCGCAGAGTTTCAAAATCATAACTTTGAAAGTCAGCTTCTCGGTAGGTTTGATAGATCTGTTTCCAGTCCTCAACTCCAAATATTGCCGTTTGTCTTGTGGTTGTTGCCATTATACTGAGCCTCTATTGTTTATTTATGGATTTTAAAAACGGCTTAGTTTATACATAGCTTGCGGATCTTTGTTGTAGATCAAAAAAGATACTGAGACGTTGAGCATCGCTGCTGGGTATGACTTGTAGTTCAATCTCGATCAAAATACCATTGTCCTGTGGATACACCTGTGTGTCACTGATGTATATTCTCGGATCTCCACCGGCCACACGCTGTATTTCGTTTACAATGCCAGTTTGTAATTCTTCCAGTTGATTCTCAAACAAAAAATCCCACAACACAGTGCCATAGGCTGGACGACCGGGCAATTGCCCCTGTCGTATGTTGAATGCGTTCAGTAGATCTCGTTTGATCAGTTCAAAGTCTGTGAGCGTGAACTTTTTGAATTGTCCTTGTGTGTTAAACCCAATGAATGTTTGTGCCATATGATATTTATGGGTGTTTATTCACCCTCTCCTCGTCCTTCAATCTTGAGACTCAATACATACAATCGTTCTTTCTGTTGAGTCAACAATGCCTGTACGGCTTGAATCTTTATGGTAATTGCACCGACTGACAATTCCGTATCTTTGATTATGGCTTGTTCAGAAGTGGGCAAAGCATTATACAATTCAATCAATACGGATCCTTTGGGCACAACATTGATAATATAATTGTTAAGGGCGGCATCACGTTCAGAATTGATTGTGTCATACTGAGCTTGTGTAATAGTTTGTTGATTTTCCAGGGCGGCAATTTTTGGATTTATTGCTTCAAATTTTTGTCCAGCAGGTATAAACAAGTCGTTTAAGAAAGCTGTTGCTTGAGTTGTGTAATCGCTTGCGATGCCTGTGTTGGCCTTGGCAGTATAACTGGGTGTGGGTACTTTTGGATCACCAACAACTCTGGTGCTGGCTGCATCAAGTGTGGCACGATTTACTGTGTCTGACTTGGGCACAGGAATATCTTGTTCTTTAAATGCTGTGGGTAT